CACCTGCTCCTTTCTTTGCATAATAGATTTCTCCATCATTTGTTACTAAATTATGTGTATAATCAAATTCTTTAATTGTGTCAATTCTACCTGATGGACTAACTTCTGGGAATGATAAGACTCTTACAACATTATCTGAACGTGCTTGTTCTGATAAATATCTTGTTTCATCTGCCCAAGATTGAAAAGATTCGTTTCTTGCTTCGGCAATTCTTTTTGTTATGTCCCATGATTCTGGTAGTTGAAACAGCATTATATATCACTCACATTTAATATATTAAGAGAATTAATCATATTACCACTCTGCTAAGTAGTGACCATAACCACCATCGCCTGTATATCTTCTACCTGAAAAGCGTTCAACATGTTGTGGTGCGCCATCTATCTCTAAATTCATAATTAAACCGTTAATTGTTGCTACTGATTGCTCCATCCAAAACTTTGCAGAGTCGGTATCACCTCTTTTACCTCTAAATAATGAGCATACATAGTAATTTGCTGTCATTTTTATGTCTGCAAGTACGTTTGGCACTTTTAATGGTATTCTTTCATCATGTGCTTTCAAAATGTTATCAATATGTGTATTTGCTACTCTACCAAAGCGATTTAACAGTTCATCTTCAACTGTATCATCAATATCTATGTTAAGTAGGTCTTTACATGCGTTTATCTCGTAATAATTGCCTGCCATACATGCTTATGCGTAAATATCTAAAAGAGAAATAATGAAAAAGAAAAGGAAAAAAGCAGATTATGCTTTATTATGACATTCACACGTACATGTTCTACCTTTACAGTTCTTATGCTGACCTCTATAACATAGGAAAGACTTTTTTCTGTCTTTTCTACCTTTTGGTCGTTTTTCCATCGGTTCATCGAAGGCTAACATGTTGTTTTGATTAGTTTGTATCATATCATCTAACCCTCTTACCATACTTGAACTTTGGTGGTATGACTCTATGTGTTACAGGACACACTATTTCTGCTGTTTGACAGTGTGCATCATGCTGTACTGCATCTGGGGCATCTAAACCTATAACATGTTTAAAGGCTTTATGAAGAATCACGCCTGATTCTCTTAGTTCTTTACATGCTTTACATGGGTTTTTTGCAGTACATTTTGTTCTTGTATTCATCGTATAGTAAATGGTATATGGTATATTTATTTGTTTGTATTGAAAAAAATTGACTAAAAAATAAAAAAAAGGATTAGAATAGAGTTCGTCTATTACTAAATCTTCTATTGTGTTGATGAGACTCTAACGATTGATGCACTATCGATAACTCCAGCTTTTGTTCTCCAAGTAGTATTAACTCTAACTTGGTTATCCTCTGGAATTTCATGCATTTTCACTGTTACATCTCTTTTAATACCTATACCGTAGGAGTGTTTTGGAACACATACGATTGCGTTGTAAGCATCGTTGGTTTGTGATTTTGCTTCTACTGCGTTGGTAACAACAATTTGTACACCCATTAATTCTTCTAGTTGAGCTTTCAACCAGATATCTGGGACACTTCTTGTTGCAAGTGAAGTAACGTTGGTAGATGTGATAAGTTCACGCCATTGTTTAGGATGCAAAAATGCTACTGGTTTTACACCGCCTCTGAGATAACCTTGATTTTCAAGATATTCTCTTGCGTATGCAATACCTGTTTCATCGAATGCCACTGATGCTACATTACTTGATGTAATAGTTGCACCTGTGTCTGCACGAATCCATAAACCTGGTGTCAATGTACCTTCTTTAGAGATAGTATCTAGCATGTCGGTAGCTACAAAGTCCTCGTATGATGCTGAACTTCCTTCCACGATTACTTGAAGTAAGTCAAATGGAGAATTTTCAATTTCATCGAAGTCACCAATGAGATAAGTACCTGTGATAGTTGAAGGAGTTACCTCGATTGCTGTAATTGTCTGTGTAGCTTCTGATGGTGTTGTACCAACAGTTTGTGAGCCGTTTGCTGGTAGCGAAGATTTAAAGAATCTTGCTCTATCTGCTCCTGCACCAATTTCTTTTACTTTAGCAAATTGGAATACAGGTATGAAGGAAATTCCACCTGGAATTATAGCAACATCGGTATCTAAGTCCTGAGTTGCATGTGTACCTGAGATTGATACTGCTTCTTTTAGCTGTGCTGGAACATTTCTAAATGCTTCTCTTACACCGGTTTTTGCATCTGCACGTCCTACTTGAATGCCTCTTAGGACATCATGTGGGATTGTGAATTTGTAAGTACCGTATGCTTCGAGTGCTTTAGGATATTCGTTTGCAACTTCGCCAAAGGTCTTAACTGAGTTTTCAGTTCCAACTTGTGCAGTTGGTTTCTTTTCTCTCATTTTAAGTTCTGCAATATCAGACTCTAGTTTTTGGATTTTTTCCTTGCTAATGTCTGCGTTTGTGTCTGCAATTTCTGGAACTTCTGGGGCAGTTGGCATACAAGTTTCGGTTGTAGCATCAAAGGAGTGTCCTGGTGGACATTCTTGATTCTCAACTTTTTGTACGTCACCTGTGTCAACATCACTATCAGCTAAATCAGCTTTTTGTGATACTGCAGGATCACCAAATTGTTCTTTGGATTTATCCTTGTCGTTTTCAGATTTTGCAACACATTTACCTTGTGAAACATCGTAAGTTTGTCCTTCCGGACATTCCATCTCTTTTGTTTCTTTGTTACAATTACATGTCATTGTTAGTTTTTATATAGTAGTGATTAAGAGAATTAATTAGCTTGTTAGCTAGCTGGTTGAGATAGATAGACCACTCCATAGATACGTTTTCTACTTCATTATGGCTTATGTTTTAATTAAAAAAAAGAGAATATAGAGAAGTTTTTTTCTCTAGTTTGTCTCTAGTTTGCTTCTGGACTCATTAAGACTTCGTGACAGTTCTTACAATATGGTATATCAAATACCTTATCGTTGTTACAATCAATGTACTCAATATCATGGTTTTCATGTATTGGGTTTTCTGGGTCTTGTATTTGTCTGAGTCTTGCACTTCTGATTTGAATGAAAGAGCCATCTTTTCTTTCTGCTTTTACTCTTTCTTCAATCTTTTTTTGTAGTATTTCATACTTGTTCATGTTCTTGATATTCCATACACATGCAGACTACTTAAGCGTTTATCAAAAAAGAGGTATAAAGGGTCTTTACGTCACCACGTAAAGTGGTCAACAATCATGCTGTGTTTTGATGTTTCTATTGAAATACTCACCTTTAGAGTCTGCTCCTTCCCATGCATCATATTTTCTCTCAGGTACATTACAGAATGAATATTCTTGGCCATTTAGAATAACTGACATTTCTTGTAATTCTTGGTCATATCTTACGTTACCTACAAATGATGATGTATGTGTAAATGCTTTGTATCTCTGTTCTTTTATTACGTCTTGCCATTCACTAGCTGATTCTTTAAACTCAAATTGTTTTATTTTCTTTTTCTTTTTCTTTATGTCTGCATGTGACCAATCGCCACCTAGGTCAACTGATTCTGGTTTTTTTTTAACTCGTTACAACACTTACAAAGATATCTCTCTTTCATATCATCTACTACTCTCGTTAGTTTTTCTGTATCTTCATTAATTATTGCTTCGAGTAATTCTATTTGATCATATATCATTGGTTCTGGATAATCATCTGAAATTTTTCTGAATATACCTAACACTTCTTGTTTCTTTTCTAATGCGTGTGTAAAGTCTAACTGTGATTCTTTACCATCTTTAGTGATTGTCTTATGTTTTTCTGGGTCATTACATTCTTTAATATAATTTTCAATAATTGATACACTTGTTTCTGGCACGCCTGGTGTTTCTGTTAATGCTAACCCTTCTGGTATTAAACCGTAAGGCATAGAGAAACAATCTGTTACACCGTTACATACATGTTTTACTGATGTAGGTGTTGCTTCTATTGATGTGTACAATAATCTATTCTTTGCTAAGATAGATGCTGATGGATCTGTTATTTCACCTTCATAGAAAACTGTCTCTGTATCTGCATTATAATGAAAAGTTGCTTTACCTATTACTTTTTCTGGGTTGTGTTCCCAATTCAATGGAACTGTTTTACCATCAAATCGTTTTAATTCTTCTTTAGTGTATAAGTTCTGATTTCTTGAAATTCTAGGTATTAATGCTACACCAGATATTTTTGCATTTTCGTCTATTCTTGTATAAGACTCTAATTGCATGTAAATTTCTTATCCTAGATATATAAAGAGAATTAATTATCTAATGACATGATATTACTTTGATACCGTGCTTGAAAAAACAATAATCATCTATCCAGTGTGGTTGTGGTTTTTGATATCCGTCTGTACCATATAGATAACCTAACATGAATTTATCTGCTATTTTTATCTCAAATACTTCATTACTGAATGGTTTTAGACTAGGTGTCATAGTAGAACGATGTGAACCATTAGGTGATGCACTCTCATAATGTCCTAAACCTAGTCCATGTCCTAGCTCATGTAATACAATATTATAGATTGTTTGTAGTGGTAATTGCTCTCTATCAAGATTAATCTCAAATTTAGTAAGACCTGATTCTGGGTCTTTATAACCATCTGAAAAATTCAATGTTAATGCAGTATTATTTGTTGCGTGTAAATAAATAACTATGAATGTGAATTTGTGTGAACTCTTAGAAAAATCAATACCTGTATATCCTAATGCTTTGTTATCTGGTTCTTTATTCCATGCTTCATACGTTAAGAATACAGTACAGTGTCTATAATCATCTGGTGTTTTATTCCAATGCTCATGGTAAGGAACTGTTGAATGTATGTACATACTCCAATCACCTTCGGGTAAAAACTCTGACATTTCTACTTGCCAATCAAGTATGGCTTTCCATGATTCTATCTCTACTGATTTCCAATACTCCCAATTAACATGTGTAGGATTAGGCTCAAATAGACAAACATTAGGTGTACTATCATGTCTTATGCCTAGATACTCATATCTGTCATATTCGTCTGGGTATTGTGCATCTACTGTTGTTATAGGCACTGTCAATAACATGCATACTGATGATACTAACAATACTATTGATACTATTCTCAAATAATTCAAAGTAGATTCTGAAAGACCTCAAATACTGTAAATGCTGTAGCCATGGCACCGATAACTATGTAGAATTTTCTATCTTTACCTGCCTGTTTGGCTTCTATATCGTCAAAATGTGACTTTAATTCTATTTCAATCTTCATCATTCTACCACAAAGATCATCTATTTTCTCATCAGTAGCATCTAGCTTATCTAATATTCTCTTGGTCAAATCATCGAACTCCGTCATTGATAACTACACGTTCCTTGAGTTCTACATTGACAACCTCTCTTACTACATAATGCATGTTGGTGTTCTTTACACATCTTACACATTCTTAGTTTCTTAGGCTTTACTGATTCTAATTCTTTCTTGTTTATTGGTTTATCGTCTTTCTGTGGGTTTTCTGCTTTAATCTTTTGTGCTGATAATGCTAATTGTTTTTGTGTTTCTTCATCAGCTAGTATTTCTTTATCATCTGTTAATTCAATACCTACGTTTGCTTTTAACCATTCTCTACATTCATTTAGTGTAATATTATGTTTATCTTTCATAGATAGAACTTCATCTACTTCTAACTCTTTAACATTCTGTGTTGTAAATTGTATCTGACATTCTTCATTATCTGGGTCATATCCTAGATTGATTAGTATAGGGTCAAACAACTCATGTTTTAATTTATTAGCTAGATATCTCTGATAACCTCTGACTCTTTTCTGCACTATAGTTTCTGTAGTATCTGATGATGCTCTACTTGTAAAATCACCTGTTAGTATATCGTGTGGGAATTGTGTACCTAACTCAAATGTTTTCTGAATATGTTGAACAAAGTCTGTATATTTACTGTTACCAGCACTCTCAAAGAACTCTATTTCTGGTTTAACTTTCTGTACTCTTTTATCACCTGGCTTGTATTCTTGCCATCTTCTTGCTTCCTGTCTTAGATAATCATCATTGCTTCCTGGGTATGTTATTGTTGTAATTGGATATGCATTATTCAATACAATAGATACCATTGCATCCTCTAAACCCCACATTGCTTCTACTAATGGTGCCATTGTTCTATTTCCTATAGTTCTTGGTACTGAGAGAGAGTAGAATAATGATTTACCCCATGGCTGTCTGGAGTAAGATGTTAAGTTAAACTCTATAAATTTACCTAAATGTCCTTCACCTAGCTTGTTTAATCCACCGTTTTGTGTTCTTTGTTCATACCATTCTAATTCACCAAACTCATCTCTTTTCTTAGATAACACTGTACTCATGTCAACTTCTAATACATCTTGTACGTCTTTCTCATCTAGTTTCTCTAAGATACCATTACCTGTGATAAGTATTGTAGTAACTAAGTTTTCAAATTTATCATAAAAGTTTGTACGTCTAATCCAATCATCTAATTCTTTTTGTGCATCTTCTGACTTGCATGTAATATTCATATCTGTACCTGTTATCATTTCTGAATAAGATGCTACTGCTATTCTAATCTGTGGTGTTTTATCGTGATAATCAATTAATCTATCAAATGTAACATTGTGTGGTCTTTCTCTAGTCCAATCTTTTTTAATTACTTTAGCTTCTGGCGTTTTGTTAGAAGTATTAATCTTTTCTTCTACATTGCCTCTAAATCTATCTAATATGCTCAACTTCCACTTGGTCCCTCCAAGACCAATAACTCTACATAATTCAGTGTACTCTCTCTAGCATCTGCTTTTGAGATTTCTGCTTTTACTTCATATAATCCAAATACAGGCATTTCACCATCTTGTACTGCATAAGACCATGTGCCATTAGATGCTGATACTATTGTTGCTGTTTTATTAAATCTGTCACCAAATCTTCTAGGTTTAAACACTCTAATCTTTACTGTATAACCTGTTAAATTCTTTGCTTTTGTTTTATTCTTATCTGTATAAATTGTGCCTGTTAACTTACTATCTGCTGAATAATCACCACGATACCACCGTGTTTGATCTAATGAAAGATATAACCCGTATGCCATTCTATAAATTCACACCAAATTGTTTAAAATCTTTTTCAGATAAACCGTAAATAGGCCATCTTCTATTATCTTTAAGTTTATTTAATTCAAAAGCAATTTTATCTTCTGGTGCATGTTCAGTAAGACCTAACTTAGTACGAATATCAGTAAAATCTATATTAGATTTCTTAGTTGCTTTAGTAGAACTATCTTTTTTATCCTTACTATCTTTGCCGAACATGTGATAGTTTGGCATTGTTATATAAAGAGAATTAATAACCTAGTCCACCAGATTTATTGAACCACTCTCTAATCTTTCTATCGACCATGTGAGCTGTTGTTCTTTGTGGGTCTGGATCATTCTTCTGTATTCTGTCTATCTCTGCAATGATATCATCAATTAAATCATTTACTGATGTACTAAATGCTTCCATAGTTTTCTCATAATCAGGCTGAACGAGCATAGATTGTTAATTCATAGATGATAGTAAAGAAGTAATAATAAAAATAAAAAGAAAAGAAAAACACTTATTGTGTGATTATTTCTGTTTTTTCTGTTACGACTCTTGTAACAGTGAACTTTGACATTGAGTCCTCGAAATTGAATATTTTTTTGATTTCTTCAATGTTCTTAAACTTTCTATCTACATAGTGAATATTGTTTGTTTCTGGGTCTTCCATTTTCACTTCGTAATAGACTATTTGTTTTGTATTCATGTATAGTATATGGTATATGGTATATATTAATGTTGTGAAGTGTGTTTATTGACTATATGCTCTAATAATTCTGACTTTGTATTCCATTTATCTTGGCCACACCAATAGCATTTTAGTCTAATCATGTCTCTTTCTCAACTCGAATAACTCTTTTTCTTGCTTCTCAATCATTGCTTTCTTTCTAGCAATAGATGCTATCATTTTCTCTATAATTCTAGCTCGTCTAACACATTCTGATGAGCATGTCTTATGTCTATATGTCATTTTACCACACACAAAGCATGGTTTTAAAGTGATTCTACCTGTGCGTATAAGATGCTCTCTCTGTGCTTTTTTTATTGATAGTTTAGAACATTCTCTGCAATACTTTCTACTATAACATTGATCAATGTGTGGTATTTCTCTATTACATTCTATACAATGCGTTAGCATCTCTCTAAATTTCATACTAAACAATAACATGATTTACACATATAAAAGCGTGTGTCGTAATATTCATCTGTATCTTTCCACTTGTGACATTTCTTACATTTTTTATTCATTTTCATCACTCTCTTTATCTTCATCTGGTTTTAACCAATCCCATTCAGGCCTCTCACTCATCATCATCACCTAGTATAGTTTTAAGATTATGATATATTGTACTCATTTTTATGTATTGATCTGGCTCATCTGCCATAACTTCAACAAATGCTCTAAGATGTGTCTCTAAGAAGCAATGTGTGCATAGATTCTTATTCACTTTTAAGTCATTAATGAGTTTTTTGTATAGCTCACGTTCTTCTGGTGTAATATCGTCATTCAACTTTCTCTACCTCGAAGAATACGCTTTTCTTATTATTCTTTTTCTTATCTATTTCACCTTGAATTATATCAGTATGTGAATAGTCAAACTCTTTCAAATCCCAACATGCCATAATGAAACAATCTAACACATCAGCGTTTAGTTCTTCTTTATCAATACCACCTTTCTTATCAAATTGTGCTGACCTCATCTGTGATAGTAGTTTAGTATGTGATGGATGTATTCTTACTTTACCATTCTTAACCATCTGTGCAGAATTGATTGTCATTTTTGAACGTAATGATTGTATGTTTGCTGTCTCATGGTCTCTTATTTGTAGGCCAAAATTAACAGGTAAAGCTGGTATACCTCGTTCTTCCAAGTCTCTTATGAACCCTGGATGTGCTGAGTCTATCTTACAATTATCATTATATCTGTGTGCCATATCTTCCATAACGTCTAGCATTGCTGATGGTGATGGTCTTGGAAATTCGTTTGCTTCTATGACGTATAATGTACTGTCTCTTATTTCAGCGCCAAGTACGCCGAAGTTACTAGAACCAAAAGCAGGGTCGCCGTAACAGCCACTTCGCCCACCAATAATTGATAAATCATATTTTTCCGTAACATCATCAATACCTTCGAATATATCACCTAAACCATACCCATATTTAAGGTTATACTCTCGTTCAAATGATGGGTTTTGTTTCTTCTCTATCTCAATAATCTCAGGGTCATATACTTTACCTAATCCCCATGTATAATCATAATGCTTCATAACATAGCCATTATCTTGTTCTTCCTCCATAGTTTCAAATAACCCTCCTG